AACTTGGGATAGTCCTCTATCTCCATCAGGTTATGGTAGTGGATATTAGCAGCCTTGGGAAGAGAATAGTTTGACAGATCAAGGTCATAGTAATAACAATGAAATTCTATTTTATTTTCCCAGTTATCCTTGAATTCATTAAGAAGAGTGCTGGTACTCTGTTGAAGAAAAGCCTCATCAAAGGCAGTTACAATTTTATATGTCATTTACTTTATCTTTCAATAATAGATAAGAATAATCTATATTCCATTCAGCAGCATACTGTCCATCAATAGGACGCTTAACGCTCCACTCTTTAAACCAAGGACCACCAGTTGTGAAGTGGACATTCTTTGGTTTTACTTCTTCTGGGGAGTGACCATCAAGCCAATTCCATTCTTCATGTATACTACCTACAGCACTATCTTTGTCAGACAACCATTGAAACTGATGGAGGTAAGAACCAGATTTATTATTAACTTCCAGAGGAGTTAGCTTTCGATTGAGTTCATGTCCACAATTCCATAGTACAAAACTAGACCAGTTCTTTCTAGGATAAGCCATCTGTTCTCGACCATCCATCTTGTACTGATCAAGTGGTTCATACTTATGCTTCACACAATAAAGAGGAAAGAAATCATTATCATATTCTTCAAACAATTCATTGATGTCTGTACGAGGATACATATCACAGTCCATATATAAAGCCCAGCCTTCGTACATCATCAAGGCAGGTATCAAGAATCTGCTAAAACTAAATTCAGTAGAGAAAGGTCTTTGATCTATCTTATCTATGTATTGTCCATTGACAATCTCATAAGGTCTGTAATGCATTCCCATCAATTCAAGAATATCTTTTCTAAGAAACTTAATATGAATAGGTTTGGGTGAATTTTCCTTAATAATATATTTTAATACAGAACAAGCAGCTTTCTCTTTAGGATCATAACCTATAAAAATTGTATTTATTTTTTCATCTTTTCTCAAAGTTGTCTCCTTATCCGTATTTCAAAATTAAGTATAGAAATCCCCCAATAAGAGAAAGATCTGCACATATAGACCACAGGATATATACTTTTAATATCCATCTACTTGTTTTTTTAACTATAGGGTTTTTCATTTATTATTTCTCATAAAAAGGGAAGACACTCAATGAATGCCCTCCCATCTCCTTATTTAAATTCAATAAGTTTCGGCATTTTATCTTCTGGAATATCCTGTCTAAGCTTGATGATAACCATCCCATTTTCAAACGATGCTTCTGTGACTTCGATATTCTCTGCAAGATCAAATGTCTTTGTAAAAGCTCTACTTGCTATGCCTTTATGTAGAATGTTTTCGTTGCCCTCCTTTTCAGAGTTGTTTCCACTTATGGTTAATCTTTGTTCTTCCTGAACCACTTTAACTTCTTTCTTTGAAAAGCCAGCCAAAGCTAATTCAATCTTGAACTCCGTGTCTGATTCCTTAATCAGGTTATGAGGCGGATAACTTTGGTTATCGTTCTCAGGCATATCTATTATTCTTTTAAATAACCTATCATAACCTATAGCCCTTCTCTCAAAATTTACCAGAGAAGGTGTGTTAAGGAACTTCCAATTACCTTCTAGTCTTACATTCATAGCATTCTCCTTATTAAGCAAGAGTTTATAGAACCCACTATTGGCATTCTATATACTATATTATACTACACTTTTAACTATATAACAAGTCTTTTTTTTAAATTCCACAAGTTCCACCTGATCCGGTGATCTCGCAGATATCATGGGGCTGTATATTATCCTCAAATTCTTCACCAAGTTTTTCGATAGCTTCACTATAAGGAACACTCGTTAAAGGCTGACCACCTCTACACCCATCAGGATAACAGGTGAAGCCTCTTAATCTATGAGCATACTTAGCCAAGGTCTGAGAAAAGTCTTCTACCTTTCCTTCATTGTTATCCTCAGTTCCCCAGGCTGGTAGGTTAATTGTACTAGAGATAGACATATCTACATACTCTTGGACATTGGCTTGAAAGTTTAATCTCCTTTCATAGTTAGTTACCAGATCCAGAGCAGACTCGATACTCTCAGGCTTGACATCATAAAGCTCGATCATCTCTTGAGCAGCACTATCAACTACATACTGGTAATGCCATCTCTTGTTCTTCAGATACCTTCTCTTATAAGATACAGCAAAGATAGGCTCGACTCCTGTTGATGTGCCTCCCAGTATCCCTATCGTACCAGTAGGAGCTACTGCCCTGACAGCAACAGGAACAGAGATGTTAAGTGTGTTAGAAAAGGCTCTGGCTACCTTGTCTGACTCAGCTTCATATACCTTGAACCATCTATGCAGTTCCGGTGTAGTTTCATACTTATGTCCACGTTGTATCAACCACTCATGAAGCCCCATCAGGCCAAGACCTAAACGTCTATTTGAATTTCTAACCTCATACACTTTCTCGTAGGGGAGTGCTGCTCTGAGAGTGCCGCACAGTAGAAATTTTGTGGAAAGCTGGACAACCTCTTGCAACTGATTAAGGTCATCAATACGAGCAAAATTAAGACTGCCCAAATTACATACGTCACTGTCGTCTTCACTCGTGACTTCCGTACATGCATTTCTGAGGGTTTCGTTTTCTTTTTCAAAGAAGTTGAATGAGAATCCCGGTTCACCTGTTCTAAGAGCCTGATGTATATTAGTCCTAAAGACATGGCCTAGATCTCCTTTCTCCCAATAGTTTAATAACCATTCAGTATCATAATTGACACTGATGTTAGTCATATCCAGAGGTGCAGGAAAGTTAAAGTCATCTTGTTTAATATCAAACAAAGTCTTACCTGTCTTTCCTACTGGCATATCAAACCAGTTCTTGGCTGTAAGAAATTTATCTACATCATCATGCTTCCAGTTCAGGGATGCATAGATAGCAGACCTACGACTACCACCCTGCATTACCTTCTGACCTATGGAGTTAATCATCTGCATCTTAGGTATAGGACCACTGGAGACACCGCCAGTACCCTTCAAGGTTTGTCCCTCTGGTCTATAGGTCGAATAGTCTACACCAATACCACCGCCTGTCATCAGACAGGACTCAGACTTCCAAGACAGGTTAGCCCAATCTTCTCTGGTATCTTCCTCCGCTTTAAGGAGGTAACAATTATTAAAGAACTTCTTTTCCCTGCCAGCATAGTAAAGATACCTACCGCCTGGAAGAAATCGAAGGTTGGATATATGATCTATCAACGCTTCCTTCTCATCTTTACTAAGATAGGTCTGACATACATCCTCGACTAGTGTGCAAGCTAACTCATGAAAAGTTTCTGCCCCTTCATGAGAATACTTAGTATAAAAAATATCCTCACTAAACTTAGATCTGAACTGTGGATTACGATTAGACTTAAACATGTTTACCCCTCTCTATTAAATCATTAAATAGATCTTTTTGTTTCCCCTCTTCTGGATATTCCAATGCCAGTAACATTTCAGCATAATGAATTACTTTCTCGATGTCCTTCTTCCCTTCTCCTTTCTTGTTATGTCTAGTAATATATTTTACTATATTAGCTTCACATGTATTTAACTTATTTAATTGACAATAGACTGTAGGTTGTATGACACAATCTTTATAATGATCCCCGCCTACTTGTTTGTCTAAAGGACTAAAAGAAGGATTGGAATTTTCTTCTGACATTTTTTGTATCTCCAGATTTAATAGTTTCATATGCAAATATCCTTATCTTAACAGGATCAACTTTAGCATACAAGCAGACAGTTTCAAAATCTTCACATGTTACACCAATAGAAGAAAAAAACCAAGCATCAGCTTGATCTCTTTGTACTTTTATTTCACTAGGCTCTCCTTCAGTCTCAGGTTTACATAGATCTAGCATAGCTTGTAAGATAACAGAAAGATATAGAGCTTGATAAGAATCTTTATTTGCTAAATCATATAAAGATTCAGTTGAAACTTCAGGAGAAAGAATCATGATATTCTTCTACCGGCCTATAAAATTTACCTCCTATATAATTATTATAATAAGCAGGTTCATCTGTTCCTTCCAGTGTAGCTGTCAGAACATGAAGTTTAATTTGATAGTAACATTCATAGTATTTTAAACTTCTTTTATTTTTAAACTCTTCGATGATTTCAAATTTAAAGTTTTTCTTTCCTATCTTTTTGATATCTTCAAGAAGTGATTTGCTTGATCCCATATAAGTTTTCCAATTTGATTCTGATTTCTTTTTCTTCTTTCTATAATTAAAATATTGTTTGCATCCAATGTAAGATTTTTTAGTTTTTAAATTAGTTATGATGTAGACAAATCCAAACTGAGTAAGGTTTGGTTCTTTATAAAATATCCAATGCATTGCTTATGATAAAGCTATCTCAGGAACATCAGGTTCTTTACCTATTTGAACCATAAATCTTTTCCCGTTTGCATACTGAAATACTCGTATACCTTTTCCTTGATTGGCATCTGCCCAGCATTCTTTCTTATGTCCACAGTAGATACAACCTACTGAAAGCTTAAGATTACCGGACTTGCCATCAGGAACTCCAGGGTAACATCTCTCAGGGATATCAGGACTATCTATCATCTTTTTAAGATATTTAATTCTGGTTTTAGCATTGATCATTTCCATCGAATGCAGGGATGTCAAACATATCTCTCCGGTAGACTTATCAATAGCAAGGAATGCAGCTTCATCTATATCATTGGCCTCTGCATAGGCAGATATCTGTGAGATATAACCGAAAGGGTCATCTGTTATGAGAGTATTATTTTTAAATTTCTGAAAGCTTCGGCCTGAAGCACTCTTACAATCAACCAGAACACCATCTATTACAGCGTCTTGATGTCCTTTAACGCCTTCTACTTCAACTTCTTTTTGTTGCTGCTCGACTTTGTGTCCTGCAATCGAAGAGCATAATAACAATAACTCTTCAAGGATGTAACCATATAAGAATTTAATTCGGGTACTAGGAGTAAGAGTTTCTCGTTGCTTAGTACTGTTAACATTATACCAGAGTTGTCTATCTGGTTTCCCTATAGCTGACAGTCTTAGATATCCATTTGTTTGAGGTTTTTCATAAAGAAATTCTTTGATATGAACCTTAATCATATCTCCACAAATATCAATAAACTTATCTACTTCTTTCTCATCCATCTTTACAGGACTAGGA